ATTTATATATAAAAAAAATTGAATATTTTTTTGTTAAAATATTTTTATCATATAATAGTTAATCTAATGAGTATCTTTAAAGATAATTACCTTCACGAAATACCACCTGATATTCAAAAGCATATAATGGAATTATCCCAATACTATGTTTTAGATAATTTGTTAGTAAAATTTGGCATTTGTATGACAGAATACATAAGTACTAGAGAGATACTTGAAAAACAACAACAACAACAAGATCATATTTTTGATCTTTCATCATCGATTAATAACAGATCAAAAATAATTACCAAATTAAAAAAAATAGGTCTATGTGAAAAAAAAGAAGAAATAAATAAGTTTTTACAAGATCATATAAATAAATATGGAAAGGACATAACGTATAATATTATGAAGAACAAAATAGATGAAAAATATAATTTCTATAAAACTTATATTCTTTACCGTAATTATTAATTTATTTTATTGAATTGTCAATCAATATAAAATTATCATATTTATACAACTAATATTTATTCACGATAATTAAGAGCAATAATAAAATTACGAAAATATAAAATAATACTTCTTATAACAAAGTATTAAAAATATTATAAATCTTTTCTTTATATTCGGATGACTTTATATCATTAGAATTACTACGAATTAGAACAGCACAATTATCTTTTGTAAAAATTTTCCTGAATAAATTGTTCATATCTTCAAGAGAAAGCGCATCAATAATATTAATTGAATTTTTTATACATCTAAATGGTTTTCCTTCTTGTATATAATTCATAATATATTTTTCTATAATAGATGTATCTGAATCATATGCAAACCTTTCATTATTAATTAAAAGATCGTTTTTAAAATGTTTTTTTACAATTTCAAAACGTTGTGCATCAAATCCACTATTATGAATTTGATTAAGAAGTGTTACTGTTTCATAAATACATTTTTCAAATTTATCATTATCACAGTCAAAACAAATTTTATAATAATTGATATTATTATTTTGTTGGCTACTTTTAGAACTTACGCCATATGTAAGACACATTTGATTACGCAACTTATTTTGTAAAATACTTGCATTTGTGTCAGTAAGTAATTTAGACAAAATTTGTATTATATTAGGATGAAGAGATAGTTTATTATATATTCTAAAATAGATATTTACTGTTGTACTTATTTTTTTTTTATCAATACAATCTTCTACATGAATATTTAAAGAAATAGGACCATAAATTTCATTAAATGAACCGCTGCGAGGAGATATATATGCGCATATTGGCGTATCCTCGCAGTGGGCTGACGAACAGCCGTGCTGCGAGAATGACATATTACATTGGTATTGTAAAACATTAGGTTGAAAATTTGTTACTATAAGATCATACTTTTGTATAACTTGTTTTACATTAAAATTACCACATATAATTACATGAGGTCTTTTATAGTGTTTATTTTGGAAATCAATAACATCTTCAATTTTCATAGCATTAATTGATTCTGGAGTTCCTAATACAGAATCATGATAGCGTTCATTAATTTGTGGAAATAAATTTTTAAGAAATTTTAAACATACTAAATCCGAACAATTGCGATTATATTCATTAATAATAACATGTTTTTCATCATCAAAACGTTTTTGATTGAATATAGTATGATCATATTGTTCCCATAATATATCTAGACATTTATCAATATTTCCAATACTAGATGTGTAATAATATGTATATGTATAATTAGTACAAGCATTTGATTTAATATTATACTCATCATAAATTTGAATAAATTCTTCTAAAGTATGAAATTTACTATCTTTTTTCTTCATATGTTCTAAATAATGCGCTACTCCTTTTACTTCATCTTTATCTTCATTTATAGCACCTACATTAACCATAAATCTAATTCTTGTCAATGTACTTTTAGGCATTGGAAGCATTGCATAATAAGTACCATCTGGAGAGATAAAATGTAGAATATCTGATGCAGTAAATGATTCCATTCTTATCAATATTATATATAATAATATGAACTCTGTAAAATATAATAATTTCAATTTTTTATTTGTAGTTCAATAAACCATCTAAGATAATTATAACTAAATAATTAAAAATTATAATTATTATATAAAAATTAGATATATTTGTTGAAAATATTTATAAAAATTTTATTATTAAACAACCTGCTAATAAAAAAGATATTATAGAAGTTACTGCAATAAAAGTAAGAAAACAAATTTTATGTATAAATTATAATAAATTAATATTATCTTATGTTATATATTGTTAAAAATGCCTTGTAAAATGTATGAAAATATTGACAATGAATTATTAGATAGGTTGAGACCTCTTGAACTAAAAAATATTGATTTAAATTTAATTCATGTCCCGCTAGAGAACTGCGCTAGCATTCTCTAGCGGGCTGGCGAGCAGCCGCGCTGCGAGAATGTTAGATGATTAGCTTCGCTATAAAAGATATATGTTATTAAGAAATAAAAGAACTAGTTTTTTTGAATAAACTATATAATCAAGATTATATTCATTAGATGCTACGCAATCAATGGTATAATGATTGCGTAGCATAAATACAGTAATATAACTGATTGCGTAGCATAAAATGAAAAAGCAAATAAAGAATTTGATGAACAAAGAAAATACTTATTATTTGATTAAAATTAATTTTTCTTTTTTTTCATATATTATATAATATATGGATTCATTATTATTTGATTTTAATAAAATTATTAATAAAATTATTAATAAATATAATAAATGATATATTTTTTCAACAAAATTTAAATTATTGTTATTATAAAAAAAATAAAATAAATAATTATAATCAACAATAAAATAATATAGTTTATAGACCAATAATGTTTTGTCTTGGAGGTATGGCTTATAAAATATACTCATATATCATTAATAAATATATTAATACATATACTATGGAAACTAAAACTCAAGATTATGATTTTAGTTTTAGTCTAAAAAATAATGATAAAACAACATTAATAAATTTAACAAATTTAATTATTAAAATATTTAATAATAATATTAATAATTATTCATATATATTAGATATAAATATGATTAAATATTACAAGTTAACTTCTCAAACAATAAATAAAAATAATTTTTCTATTGAAGTTAAAGAAAAATTTGATAGACTGCAATTCATAGTTAATTGTAAAATTTATCAATTAGAGTTTCATATATTATAATTAAGTTTTTGGTATAATGGAAAAGTTAGTGATTTATTTACTATTAATGATTTTCAAAAAAATAATTTAATGTTGTATATTGATAATAACTCATTATGTTTTTATTTATTACCATTAAATCTTTTAGTAGATACTACATTACATGCAATAATTAATTTTTTTGAAAACAGATACTTTGATAAATGTAATAAATATATTAAACGTGTTGAATATATACATAATATTTATTCAGAATATAAAACATTACATAATAAACCTAATATGTTAAAAAATATAATTGGTTCTTATAATAAATATATCAGAAAAAAATATAGATTAATAAATGATTATCCTTATAATATATCTACTTATAAAGATAAAATTAAAGATATTGATAATGAAAATAAAAATGCAATTTTAAGATGCGTATATTATGATATGAGAAAAGAGAATAAAAGTATATTAGATGAAAAAATAGATCAATATGTAAATGATTGTAAAAGTAAAATAAATAAATCAAGTATTAATAAATATACAGAAGAAACAGATGATGTTTAATTATTTATTCGTTGATTGTATATATTAAGTATTAAAAATATTGAATTTAATACATATTGACAAATATGTATTAAATTAATAAAAATATATTAATAATTTTATTTTTTATGAATTTATTATTATCATAATATTATAGTATTGTTTTAAATGTATATAATCTTAATTTTGTAGATTTTTGTTTATTATTACTTTAATAATAATCATTTAGTTTTACTCTTTGTTTTTGTATTATTAGATTTAGATGATTTATTATTTTGTGTATTACTTTCACGTTTAGATGCATTAGCTGCAGCTAACATATATCCAGCGGCTTTTTGTGATAATTTCGAAGATGATATAGTCATAATTATTAATGTTGTTAATATTTATTTATTTAAATATTATAGTATTAATTATAATTATATTTTTATATTGTTTTTTATTATATTTAAAAAATTGAATTTAATATATATTAATTGTATATGTATTAAATTCATAAAAATATATTAAATTATGACAGAACTAGAAATAATTAATGAATATTTGTTTGATAGATATGATAAATTAGTAGTTGATGTTAATAATCCTTCTATTATGAAAGAAGATTGCAAAGCAAATGATAAAAGAATAAATATTATAGATTTAATTAATAAATACTCAAATCCTAATGATACTGGTCATTTACGTGTACTAAATGATAAATATAAAGAAAATTTATTATTTATAGAACCAGATAAAGAAATATTTAATCCAAGAACTAGACGGTTTGAAATAGTAAAAGGAGAACAAAGATTTAAATATGGTAAAAAAACATATTATGATAATGTCATTTTTTCTGAATATATAAAAAAAATTTATTATAAAAAAGACAATATATATAATAAAAATTTTATAGATGAGTTATTAGATGCAATTAAAAAAGAAAAATTAGAAGAAGAGAAAAAAATGTTAGAAGAACAAGAAAAACATAAAAAATTAGAAGAAGATAAAAAATTAAAAAAAGAAAAAGAATTAGAAAAAGAAATAAAATTAAAAGAACTTCAAGAACAACAAAATATACAGACACAAAAAGAACTACAAAAATTAAAAAAAGAAAATGCACAAACACAAAAAGAGCTAAAAAAACAAAATACACAAATACAAGATAAAAAGCAAAATACACAAGAAGAAGAAAATGTAAAATTCAAACAAGAATTAGAAAAACAAACTATTACCAAATCAAAATCAGATTGTGAAACACATAAGAAAAAGAAAAAACCTATATCAGCTACTATAAAAAGATTAGTATGGAATACAAATATTGGAGAACAAATAGGTAAAGCTAAATGTATGTGTTGTAATGTAACAGACATAACACAAATGTCATTTAATTGTGGTCATATTATAGCAGAATCAAATGGCGGAGAAACTATTGTATCAAATTTAAAGCCAATTTGTCAAAATTGTAATTCAAGTATGGCTACTAAAGACATGGAAGAATTTATAAAAACTCTTAAATAATTTTTTTCAATAATATTTTTTACTAGATACATATGGTACAAGCAAAAAACAATATTAATAAATTATAATATTATTATTTAATTATTCTATTTTATAATTTTTAGTATTATTATATAATAAATTAATAATATTATCTTTATTTTTCTTTATAAATTCAACATTATTATCGTCATAGTTCTCAATTAATTTTTGAATATTGTCTTGATAAAATTTACTAATATTTTCATTACTATTTTCATCTAAAATTTTGTTCAAATCACTAAATTTTCTATTAAACAACATCATTAAAAGAACGTCATAGTTAAGATGATTCCATTTATTGTTTTCAAAAAGATATCCACCTTTTCCTCTTAAATTTTTTATACATATATTTTTATATTGTGGTAATTTATCATTAATATGTAAACATTTAATTAAATTAAAAATAGATCTATTACTATATTTTAAAATATTACTTTGCTCTTCTTTAGTTAATTTAGTATAATCTTCTTGTCCAAAATTTACAAGTTTAATTTTTATGATATTATTCGTGGTATTATTAGTAGTATTGTTATTACTATTGTTATTATTAGTAGTCGTATTTGTAGTGTTAGTATTACTATTAGTTATACATTTATTTAATAAATTATTATATAGTTCATTAATTTTTTTGTTTTCTCCTTTTAATAATATATTTTCTTTTTCTAATCCTATATTTATATTTTTTAATACTATATTAGTTTTTTGAACTTTTTCTAATTTTTTAATTTTATCTAATAATATTTTATTTTCTTTAATTAAATCATTACTATTACATGGATTTTTTTTATTGATATGTGATAAATAATTAAATTTTTTATTAAATTCTTTATTGCATTTTTCACATTTATAAATATTATTAGTAGTAGTATTTGTATTTATATTATTATCATTTATATTATTATCAATTATATTATTATCATTTATAATACATGATTTTTTTCTATTTATATGTGATATATAGTTTGATTTTTGACTAAATTCTTTATTACATTTTTCACATTTATAAAAAACCATAATAATTATATTAATATAATATTAAACTTATTTTTATATTAGTTTTTTAAATTTTTTAATTGTTTATTGTATATTATTTATAAATATCTAAACATTTAAAAAAATTATAATATTTATTTTGCTACAAACTTTATTAAATAATTTAAGTATTATAGCATTTATTTATAAGTAATGAAACATTAAAACTAAGTTTATATAATATTTTATTGTAAAAATACATTTTTATATTATTTTTTATAACTAACTAATAATAAACTTAGTTTTTTTGCTAAAAAGTTTAGATTTTTAAATTTTTTTTGTATATAATCTTAATTTTATAATGACGAGATAATTATAAATTAATAAAAAATAAATTATTTTTCAGAGAGAGAGAGAGATTTTTTTTTCAAAAATTTTAGGACCTAAATTCAATTTTAAATTTTTTGTATTTTAAAATATATTTTTAATTTTTTTAACATTCAGTTATTGTACTATATTCAAAAAAATAGTTTGTTATTCGGAAATCAATTTTAATAAAGAGTTATAAAAAAATTTTATATGGATTTAGGTCATATACTCCATATAAAAATTATTTTTTTAATTTTTCTAATTCTATTTGTAATTCTAATTGTTTTAATTTTATTTCTTCTTGTTTTAATTTTATTTCTTCTTGTTTAGTTTCTTCTCTTTTTTGTTTTGTTTCTTCCTCTTTTTGTTTTGTTTCTTCCTCTTTTTGTTTTGTTTTTTCTTTTTCTTTTTCTTTATCTATTTCAGATTGTATTTGTAATTGTTTTGTTTGTTCTTTTTCTTTATCTACTTCAGATTGTATTTGTAATTGTTTTGTTTTTTCTTTTTCTTTATCTACTTCAGATTGTATTTGTAATTGTTTTGTTTTTTCTTTCTCTAATTCTAATTTATTATGTAACTGAACATACATCAAAAATATTGATTATCTTATAAATAAAAATAAGATAAAAAAAAATGGTTCTGGAGGACATAATAAAGAGATAATATTATTAACACCCGATTGTTTTAAAAGATTATGTTTATTATCAAAAATAAAAAAAGCAGAAGAAGTTAGAACTTATTTTTTGGAATTAGAAAAGTTAATTTATAATTATAAAAATTATATAATTGAATCTTTACAAGCAACAATTAATTTATTAGAAAATAATTCAAAAGAAATATCACAAAAAATTAAAGGAACTATTTATATTTTAAAATCACCTAAAGATATAGATGGAATATATTGATTTGGACAAACTGAAGATTTTAAAAAACGTTTGTCAAATTATAATTCTGCAAATAGTGATAAAATGGAAGTTTTATATATTTATGAAACAAAAGATTCTAAAAAAATACAAGATTGTGTAATTGCACAAATTAAAACTTTAAGATATAGAAAAAGAAAAGATTTTTATGAAATTGATTTAAATTTATTAAAAAAATTAATATCTGAATGTTCTTCTTTAACATTAAAATATAAAAAATCAGTTAATAAAACTTTAAAATTTCAAAATGGTGGCAATAACAACCAAAATTTATTTTTATTTATTAAATGTTTATAGTAATATATCACAATTTAAAAAAAATTGAAAAACTAATTAATAGTTAATTTATTATTTATTTATTTCTAATCTAAAAATAATGCATGATTATGGAAACATTTATACTTATTTAAAGTTTTCTTGTCAAAAAAAAGCTATAAAAAAAGCATCAAAATATGGTATTACTGAAAATATGTTTTTTAAAATGAAAGAGGAAGTAGGTATTACAAACTGGACCAAAGCAAAAAGAGAGTATTCGAGACAACTAAAACAAAACGAAATTATAGATGATAACATAGTTCAGTATGAGATCATAGATGGATATGGAAATATTGTCAAAAATGACATTAAAGATAAAGGAAATAGCGACGAAATACAACTAATATTTATTTAGAACTAAAATTAAGTACATTTTATAAACAAAAAATTATATGTATTATCATAAAATTTACCAAAAATATTTAAATTATTTTTATTATTTATATAAGTATAAAAAATACGTTTATAAGTATCAATAGGATTTTTATTAAAGATATAATTAATACAAATATATAAAATTAAAATATTCAACAAAAAATATAAATCATAATAATTAAATTTATGTTGATTAGTACAAATTAGAATTATAATTGGAATTAATTTTATAATAATATTTATAATTAAAAATTTTAGTAAATTATAATTATTTGCTTTTTTATATTTTAGATAAATAATTCCATATAAAGTAATTATATAAGTAATAACAAAAATAAAAAATGGATTAGCTTTTGTAAAACCAAATATAAATAATAAAAACCAAATAAAAAACCAATAACTAATAATTTCTATCATAAAAATATATTATATATATATAAATATATATATAATATATAAATAACAAATGGCAGATAATAAATTAATAGAAAATTATGGTTATGTTCCTTTTTATTATTTTCAATATGTAATATTAGCATTACAAATATTTTTAATAATTAATTATAAAACTATAAATAATTTATTAGACAAGTATATTGTTAATGATATTTATTTACTAAAACAAATAAAAAGAATAATTTTATCAATACCGTTATTATTAATAATATATTATGATATAAGATATAGTAGTTTTTCATTTAAAAATCTAGGGGTTAATCCTGATTATAATGATACAATTAAACAAATTTTATATATTTTTGGTTCTTATGGAATTATTCAAATTTTAGCACAAGATGCAGGAATAACAACACCAATAGTACAAGAAAAACTTATACAAGCACATTTTATATTTATATTTGTGAGTATAGGTATGGCTTTTAGTTTAACTCAAAATAGATCGCAATCTATTATAGCTCTTATGATATATTATCATTTAAAATATGTAATTAGTGAAGATATATTATAAATTAGATATGGTGAAAAAGTATGAATTAATTGTAAAGTATTTATAAAAAATTAATAAATAGGCATATTTAACTTTAGTTCTTATAATTTTATTTGTTATTTTTTCAATAAACAAACTATAATATTAAAAAAAATATAATTTTTAATATTATAACTATATAATAATGTTTAGATAATTATAATATTTAGGATAAAAATGTAATAATTAGTAATTTTGTAATTATAAATTAAATAAGATAAATATATTTTTTAACCTAAATTTAATAAAATTGAAAATAAATAAATAGTATTTAAATAATTTTTTGTTTTTTTTATCGTATCTAATTGTATTTTTTTTATAATTTTTTAATTTTGCATTAATATGTTCAATTTTAATACGTTTATTTTTTAATATTTTTATTTCTTTATTTGATAATTTCATATTATTTATTTTTATTTTTGGTATTTTTTTTATTTTTTATACGTTAATAATTTACTAAATTTTATATTTTTTAGTTTATTTCTAATATTATTTGAATCGTAACCAGAATCACCTAATAATATATTATTTAAATTTGATTCATAACAATTAAATGTATTTAATTGTTTATCTAATATCCCAGCATCATTTAAATTTCCAGAAAATAATTGTACAGACAACTCCTTCCAAGTTGCAACTCCTTCAGAGTTGTCTCTATAGTTGCCAATAGGCTAACTGTACATCTAATATTTTATTTTTATTTGAGATTATTGATATTTTTGATGTTTTATGTTTAGGTAATTGAATATTATAGCCTATATTATCAATACCGCCTTTATTAGAAATCAAAGTAGTATCAACGACATAATATTTAGATTTTTTTATTTTTTTTTTGTTGTTTCTATAAATGTTTTACAAATAATATCATATTTTATCAATTTAATATAAAATTTATATATTGTATTTGCTAACGCTAGTGTTAGCAAACAATTAGGCAAATTATATTTGTAATATATTAAAAATATTAATATATTACAAATGATCATTAAATTGACGAAAAGAAG